GATATGCAATTCAATAAATCGTTTTTGGAACCATTGAAGTCTATAACCGATGTTATTGGTTGGGAAGCAGAACAAAGATCAACGTTGGAGGATTTTTTTGGATGATTCACGATCGGGGTTGTTTTGTTTGTTTTGATGATGATAAAAAAGATTGTGGTAAAAGAAATTGCCCATATCAAGACAAACCGCTAAAAGGAAAAACTATGATTGAAAATAAAGAAGTTGAAGACGATTTCGGGTTTACATTTTCCGATAGTAACGAAATGCAAAACCAAATAAAATCAAATGTCGAGGACAAAGCTCAAGGGTTACGTAAAATGATCATGCCTTTGCTTAATAATTTGATGAAGAATCCCGAAAAGGATACGATTGTTTGGCCCAATAGAGAAAAGAAAATTAAAGACTTCATTAAGAAGATGGACGGCTATATTAACAGTTGATATTTTGCAAAACATAAGTTATACTAATAATACGTAAATAAGAGGTAAACAATGTCACTTAAAGAAAAACTTATTAAAAACAGTACGATAGATCTTACAGCAAGTCTAATTGATAGTAAAATTTTCACTAAGAAAGATATGATTCCAACAACAGTTCCAATGATTAACGTTGCGTTGTCTGGTTCTATTGATGGCGGTATTACTCCGGGCCTAACAATGCTTGCCGGTCCTTCTAAACATTTCAAGTCCGGCTTTTCGCTTCTACTTGCTTCGGCTTTTCTTAAGAAATATAAAGATGGTATAATTCTATTTTACGATTCAGAGTTCGGTACGCCTCAGTCTTATTTTGAAACTTTCGGTATTGATCTTAATTCTGTTGTCCATACACCTATTACGGATATTGAAGAACTTAAGTTTGATATAATGACTCAATTAAAGAATATCGAACGCGGCGATCATGTAATGATTCTAATTGATTCGATCGGTAATCTAGCTTCTAAAAAGGAAGTTGAAGATGCGCTGAATGAAAAATCTGTCGCCGATATGACTCGTGCAAAGCAACTTAAATCATTGTTTCGTATGATTACGCCCCATCTTTCACTCAAAGATATTCCTATGGTCGCGATCAATCATACTTACATGGAAATTGGTATGTTTCCTAAAGCGATTGTTGGTGGTGGATGTGTTATCGCCGAAACTAAAATTAAAATGGCTGATGGTTCTTTGAAGAATATTGAAACTATCAATATCGGAGATAAAGTTTTAACTAATGATGGACCAAAAGAAGTTACTGATGTTTGGAATCCAGAAACGCTTTCTGATGGAACACCAGAATGCTTTGAGGTGGAATTTGAAGATGGATATAAAGTTATTGTATCAGAAAACCATAAATTTTTATCGGAAACCGGTTGGGTTAAAGTCACTGATAAATTATTTGATAAGAATTTCTTATCAGTGCCATAATAAGATTCAGAAAATATAAATAGTCCATAGGAGGAATAACTATGGACTATAAAAAAATATACGATAATTTAATTAAAGATGCTTTATTTAACCCTAAACCTGATTTGTACAAAGAAACTCATCATATTGTACCAAAATGTATGGGTGGATCAAACAAAAAAAATAATCTTATAAAATTAACCGCAAAACAACATTATCTAGCTCACTGGTTGCTTTATAAAATATATAAAACTTCTAGTTTAGTTCACGCTTGGTATTGCATGAGTAGAATAGGTGTTGGTCAAGAAAAAAGACTAATAAACTCTAGACTATTTGATTATTGTAAAAAGGAAAGAAATAAAATACTTTCTGAAAATTTTAAAGGAAATAAGAATAATTTTTATGGAAAATCCCATACGGATAAAACTAAACAAAAATTGTCAGAAATACATTCTGGTAAAAATTATAAATCCGAAAAACAAATAAAACAATGGATTTCAGAAGTTGCTAAACGACCATCTTCTGAAATCCAAAAGAAAAAATTATCAGAAAGAAATAGAAAATTTATTACATTACAAAATAAATTAACACTAGAAAAAATTTATATTGATAAAAATGAATTAATAAATTATGATTTATCTATATGGGTTAACGTAAAAAAAATAACACCAGATAAAAAAGAAACCTGCATACATTGTGGTATTACTAGTACAAAGGGTAATATTATTAGGTGGCATAATGAAAAATGTAAAAGGAAAAACGATGAAAATTAAATCAATTAAAAGTGTTGGTAAATTACCCGTTTACGATATTTCTGTTGCCGATAACCAACAGTATGTATTAGAAAATGGTATTATTTCACATAACACTGGTGCTTATTATGGCGCTGATAGTATTTGGATTCTCGGCCGCCAGCAGGATAAAGAAGGAAATGAGATTGCAGGATATCATTTTGTTATCAATGTTGAAAAGTCTAGATTTGTCAAAGAAAAATCAAAGATACCGATTACCGTTTCTTTTGAAGGTGGTATTAACCGTTGGTCTGGCCTTCTCGATGTGGCCTTAGAAGGTAATTATATAACAAAGCCAAAGGTTGGTTGGTATGCGACTGTTGACAGAGTAACAGGCGAAGTTCGCACTCCTTCATTTAGAGCCAGTGAAATTGTTGATAATAAAGAATTTTGGACAACTCTTTTTAAGGAAACCGACTTCNCTAATTTTATTGAAAACAAGTATAAGATGGCGACTGGCGCTATAATGGAGAATGAAGATGTCGAATAAAATCATTGACGAGTATTACTCTGACGATAAATTGAAGAAGGCTGTAATTAACCGTATAGACGACGATTATTACGCTATTGACTTTTTTGAAAAAGAAAAGTATATTCATTCAATAGCTTATCCAAACAATTCTATTCATTACGTGTCTGATGCTGCAGAAAATTATGTATTGGGATATTTCACTAATATCAGGGATCATTGATGATTGAAACAACAATCTTTTCTAATCTAATTTATAACGAACAGTACGCCCGTAAAGTTATTCCTTTTCTTAAGGAAGAATATTTTTCGGATCAATCACATAAAATTATTTTTAAACTCGTTCAGGAATACGTTAACAAGTATAACTCGTTTCCATCCAAAGAAGCCTTGGCGATCGACCTGTCTAATAAAGACGGAATCAATCAAGAAGTTTTTAACCAATCAAAGGAAATTATCAGTGCCTTCGCGGAAGATAAAGAAACAAAACTTGAATGGCTCAGCGACCAGACGGAAAAGTTCTGTCAAGATAAGGCTATCTACAACGCGATCATGTCATCCATTCGGATATTGGATGACGGTGATGGGAAAACCTCTAAAGGGGCCATACCGCAGATCTTATCAGACGCGCTCGCCGTATCATTTGATACACACGTTGGGCATGATTTCATTGAAGACGCGAATGAACGCTATGAATTCTATCATACGAAAGAAGTTAGGATCCCATTCGATCTAGAATATTTCAATAAGATTACACAGGGAGGCTTAGCTAGAAAGACACTCAACGTGTTTATGGCTTCAACCGGCGTCGGAAAATCTTTGTTTATGTGTCATATGGCCGCCGCCAACTTAGTTAAGGGTCTCAACGTTTTGTATATTACACTCGAGATGGCAGAAGAACGAATCGCAGAACGCATCGACTCAAATCTTCTCGACATTCCACTCGACGAACTAAAGATTATACCGAAAGATATGTATGATAAGAAAATTACTAGACTGAAGGGAAAGACGAAAGGAAAGCTTATCGTCAAAGAATATCCGACCGCGTGTGCGGGATCTGCTAATTTTCGACACCTTCTTAATGAACTAAAGATTAAAAAGAACTTTGTTCCCGACGTAGTGTATATCGATTATCTTAATATATGTGCTTCATCGAGAGTCAAGATGAGTGCGTCGATCAATTCATATACGCTCGTTAAAGCGATCGCCGAAGAACTAAGAGGACTAGCAGTTGAGTTTAATGTTCCGATAATATCGGCTACTCAAACTAATCGCAGCGGATATAATAACTCAGACATTGATCTGACGGATACTTCGGAATCGATAGGTCTTCCGGCAACGGTTGACTTCATGGCGGCTCTCATCTCGACAGAAGAACTTCAACAGATCAATCAGATAATGGTCAAACAACTTAAGAATCGGTATTCAGATCCAAGCTTCAATAAGAGATTTGTCTTGGGTATCGACAAATCTAAAATGAGGTTGTATGATGTTGAACAATCGGCGCAAGAAGATATTCTTGATGGTCCAGTAATGGATAATACAAAATTTGGCGAGGAAGATTACGAACGTTCTAAACCAAAAAATAAATTTGATAGATCTAAATTTTCGGGGTTTAAATGAGAGACATTTATATAATAAGTGATACGCACTTTGGTCATGAAAACATTCTTAAATTTACAGGTTTTGATGGCGGACCTGTACGTGAGTTTCATGATGTTCATCATATGAATGAGTATATGGTTGAACGTTGGAACAAAACGATTAAGGATAATGATATTGTATATCATCTTGGTGACGTTTATTTTGGTAAAGGTCACCAAATGCTTTCTAGATTGCGCGGAAGAAAAAGATTGATCCTTGGCAATCATGACAATGGAAAAAGTGAACATCTTCTAAACAATTTTGAGAAAATACTCATGTGGAGAGATTTCAAGGAATTTGATTGTATTCTTTCTCACGTTCCTTTGCACGAAAGCGCATTGTATAAACGTAAGTATAATCTTCATGGTCACGTTCATAAAGGTGCCCACAGAGGACTTATGCAAGATAAACGTTATATAAATTGTTGCGTTGAAGTTCGTGATTACACACCTGTTCATATTGAAGAGTTAGTCAAGTGATACATAAAATAGGCGTAACTGGAACTCGTTCCGGTATGGATGATAAACAATTAAAAGAAGTTAAAAAATATCTTGAAGGTATGATTTATCTTCTTGGCAACATTGAACTTCATCATGGAGATTGTGTTGGAGTTGATGTTGAAGTTGCTAACATAGCTCAACAATTGGGTTGTAAAATTGTTTGTCATCCGCCCATTAAATCTGAACTTAGAGCATTTCACAAATCGGACGAATATCGACCACCATACTCTTATTTTGAAAGAAATAGAAATATTGTTGATAGTTGTGACGTTTTAATGGTTGTACCATACCAAACAGAACATCAAAAGAATGGCAGAACTTGGTATATACCAATTACTTGGTATACTCACGACTATGCCGTTAAAAAGAAAAAGCCTTTGGAAATTTTTTATTCGAATCGTTAAAATCTGCTTGACTTTTATAAAAATCTAAAGTATACTATAAACTGAGAAAAAAGGATGAAATCATGAATTATAAGATGAAGGTTGATAACGGTGTTCATCAGGTTTTCGAAACAGCAACAGAACAAATTATCAAAACTTTCGACAACAAAGAAGGTTGTCGCAAATTTATGCGTCAGCTCAACCTTGGTAGCGGATTCGATGGGTTCACTCCAAGTTTTTTTCTGAAAAAAATTGAAATTAAGAAAAATAAAAACAAAAGAAAGACTAAATAATACAAACGAAAATACGTATTGCGCAACGTCGCAAGAGGCAAGAGTCTATAAAGAGACACGGAATAGTTAAGAAAACATGGGTGGGGTTCCCCTTAACCGTATTTTCGTTAATTAAAGGCGGGCTGAAAAGCTCGCCTTTTTTATTATCTAAAAACTATAAATAAACCATAATCTAATATAGGAATTATAATGATAACGTTTAAAGATTTCGCTGATTTTATTGTTGAAGAAACCAATAATCCAAAGCATGAAATTCATTATTACGATCTAGACGATACTTTGGTTCATCACGATAACAGCAAGCTTAGAGTTCACGTCAAAGATTCTTCAGGCAAAAGAGTTAGAACCTTGACGAGTTCTGAATATAATACTCATCAATTGCCTCCTGGTCATTCATATGATTTTGGTGAGTTCAAATCTTCGGATGTGTTTGGTAAATCAGCGAAACCTATTAAGAAAGTCATAAATAAATTGAAAGGATTGTCAGATAAAGGTCGTAAAGTAGAAATACTAACGTCGCGCCAAGATTTAGACGATCAGCCTAAATTTGCTCATCATATGATGAAGTTTGGTATCGATATCGGTAAGGTTCACGTTAGAAGATCGGGTAATCCGCCTAACGAAAAGAAAAAAGCCTCTGAGGCCAAGAAAACAATTATAGCGGACGCTATTGCTAAACATAATTATAAAAGAGTTCATTTGTATGACGATTCGGCGGAAAATTTAGAAGCTATGTTGTCTTTAAAAAAGAAACATAAAGATGTAGAGTTTCACGCTCATCATGTACAACATAACCCGAAAACCGGGGAAACAACTATTACTACGAGGAAAGTTTGATGATTAGTTTTTCTGAATATTTGACCGAACGCGCCGGGGATCCTATTTCTTCTAATATAGGAAATATAAAAACTCGAGGCCACATCAAAAGATACATATTTCCTTATCTATCTTCAGAACAAAAAAAATCTTCTTCGGAAAATCTTTCTAAAATATTCAACGAAAAAGATAAAAAAGATTCTGATTTAGATAATCATGGGTCAGCTTATGATAAAGAAGCTAATTCAACACACGAATTAGCTTCCGATTTTGGGGCTCACAAAAAAGGAACGCGCGTCAAAGTTACTGGTTTACATATAGACGGGAATAACGTTTTTGCAAAAACCGAAAAACATGGATCAATCCCGTTATCCAAATTAGGTAAACCTGAAAAACTCGCGGCTAAAAATAGAACAGCTGAAGGGTTTAAATTAGAACACACTTTACAAAAAAATATAGATCCTAGATTTAAACCCGCTGGATCAACGGGTGATTCTTGGGATTTCGTTGCTGGTGATCCTAATTCGGAAAATTCTATTAAAGGTAAAGCCGTCAAAAAAGACGAATCTAAACCAATATTTAGAGGCGAATCAAAAGCAAGTAAAAAAGGCGCGGTAGCTATGGGAACTATTAGTGCCAAGTTTAATGATAAAACAGGTAAATGGGAATACGCCAAAGGTAAAAGTAAAATGGCCCCCAAATTCGATGAAGCCGTTCATCCGGATAGCGGTTTATCAATTATAGATCATATGAACAAATATCATTCTGATGGAAATCTAAATTCAGGTTTCTCGATTAAGGCTCCTTCAGGCACTTCTAGACATTATTTAAATGGCCTTGGCGCTAATTCTCTACATCTTCATAGGTACGCTCAAGATTCTAACGGTAACTATACTATGAATCATGGCACAACTTACACTATAGGCGATGATAACGATTTTCAAGGTAAAGTTGGTTTATCTCATCTTTCTAATCAAGATTTAGATAAATTGGATGGTCAATTGACCGTCGAACCTTCAGGTTCCGGAAAAATACAAATTAAACATAGACCCAAACCTTCTGTATTCAACGAATACGCTAATAGATCTCAAGAAGATCCAAACAATCATATGGATTTATCCAAAGAAGAACACGGTAATAAATTTAGAGAAATTTTTAATAAACACGTAAACTCCTTATCAAATAAAAAAGTTGTTGAACCAACAACAAAACAAGTAGCGGCTTTAAAACAACAACAGACTCATCCTATATTTGGTAATAGTACTGGAGAACACGGTGGTGCTCAATTTTATGGTCCAGCTGACAAAGAACATGCCCAAAATATGCAAGCACAAGGAGCGCAATAATGCTTAATTTTAAAACTTATTTAATAGAAGCTCCTGTTAAACAAACTGAAGGTAAACCATTACACTTAGAACATCTTCGTCACTTAGAAGATAACGCTATTTACGACGGTCATGAAGGTGTTGCTAGAGCAGCGGATTTTCTAGACGACGCTCATAAAAAACTATTGGGTAAAAATTCGGCGACTCATTTTTCCACAAAGTTTGATGGTGCGCCCTCTATAGTATTTGGTCATCATCCACAAACAGGTCAGTTTTTTGTTGCAACAAAAGGCGCTTTTAATAAAACTCCAAAACTTGCATTTAGTCACGAAGATATCGATAAACACTATGGGCATGCTCCAGGATTGGCTAAAAAAATGCATGCTGCTTTTGAACATCTTCCTAAAATTATGCCACAAAACGCAAAGGCCGGAGATGTATATCAAGGCGATATGATGTATACTAAGCCTGATATTACAACCTCTGGTGGTCGTCATAGTTTTACGCCAAACACTATTACGTATTCAACACCTACTGATTCAGCCGATGCAGCAAAAATTAAGGCGGCAAAAATGGGCGTTGTAATTCATACAAAATACAAAGGACCAAAAGGAGCTGGACTCGAAGGTATGTCAGCTGGCCCATTAGATGATAAAGAAAGAGCTAGATTAAGTAATCATCCGGATGTTCATAATATTGATCCAACAATAACAATAAATCCGGCTAATTATACGCCCGCTGAACAACAGGAATTTCTTAGTCATAGAGAAGCAGCTACTAGAACTTATCGTGGAATGAAACCAGAAGCTTTTGATGTTGTTTCTAAACATGGTCAAAATATTGAAACTCATGTAAACGATATGGTTAGACAAGGCGGAGAGCCTTCTGTTGAAGGTTATTTGGCTCATCTTCAAGCAAGACATCAAAAAGATTTAGATTCTGTAAAAACTGAAGCAGCAAAAAATAAAAAACGTCAAGCTCACGCTGCAAATATGCAAGAAATATATGACAATAAAGATCATTTTAAGAAAGCTTTGGAACTTCATAATCATCTTCAAAAGGCCAAAGATGTATTGACTGGCGTAATGGCCAAAAACAATCAATGGGGTCATTCAATTGGCGGTGAAGGAACAAATCCAGAAGGCGTTGTTGCTGCCAACAAAAAGGGTGAAATGACTAAATTTGTCAACAGAAAAGAATTTGCCCGTCAAAATTTCTTGAAGGGCGCTTTCCAAAAACAACAGGCGGCTGCTAATGCTACGTAGTTTTCTTCAATACTTAAGAGAGTCAAATAAAGATACAAGACCAGTAGTATTGACTTACGGAAGAATGAATCCGGGTCCTACAATTGGTCATCAAAAAGTTATTGAAAAGGTTCATGATTTGGCCAACAAACAAGGTGCTCATCATGAAATTATTCTTTCTCACTCTCAAGATTCAAATAAGAATCCATTAAGTATTGATCAAAAGTTAGAGCATGCAAGAAAGTTTTTTCCACAAACCAATTTTGTTGGTTCTTCAAAACAATCTCCGACCATACTTCATCATCTAAGTAGATTACATGACGCTGGTCATCCGGAAGCTACGGTTGTCGTTGGCGCTGATCGAGTTCCTGAATTCAGTAAAACATTGAAACAATATAACGGTGTTCCTGGTAAACATGGTTATTACAATTTCAATAAATTAAAAGTTGTGTCGGCTGGCGATAGAGATCCTGACGCCGAAGGAGTTGAGGGTATGTCTTCAAGTAAAATGAGAATGGCCGCGCAAGCAGGCGATTTTGATAGTTTCAGACATGGCGTTCCTTCTCACGTTCCAGATGAAGATGCAAAAAAACTATTCAACGATACCCAAGCAGGTATGAAAGCGGGAAAATAATATGGCCGACGAAAAACTTCTTTTGGAAAAATTTGCCAAAGCTTTTGGCGTTGAAAACGTATTGGAAGATCTTAAGATAAAGAAAGCAAAAGAAACTGCCATATTAGAAAGTATGCAAAAAGCTGTAGGTAAAATTAATACCGTTCAAGAAATAGAAATAGAAACCATTGTTGAAGAAAAATCAATAACAGAATCTGAAGTTATTGTTGAAATGGGTAGACAGCCGGAACCAGTTCTTGATAAAGAACCTATTGTTAATAAGTATGTAAAAGCTTTGTCCAAAATAACAGACCAAAAGGGTTCGGCAGAACAAAATAGTATACCCGACATTTATCGTCGAGAATTAGATATTATTAAAAAATCAATTGCTGATTTTCATCGTTTTGCTCAAAGACATTCGCAACTTGGTGGCGGTGGTGAAGTCAACCTTCGCCATTTAGATGACGTCAATAGATCATCTATCGCTGACGGTCTCTATCTTCGTTACGATGCCGCTTCAAAAATGTTTGTTTTTGATGATCCAGTTTCTAGCCCAAACTTACTTAATGTAGCTTCTGATATTATACCTGCAACGACTCTAACATATAATATTGGTAATACAACAAATCGCTGGGCGCAAGCATATATTGATGAAGTTATTGTTGGTGCAAATTCTATTACATTCCAAGACGTGATAGGTGGAAATCCTGATCAAACGCTTTCTCTCGCTAATCAAGTGTTTTATATCACTCAGGGCGCAGGAACTAATACACAGTTCAATGCTAACGCTGGATTCAATGCTGGCGGTATCGTTTTGCAAAACTATACTGTTCAGTTAGCAAATGCATCGCAAAACTTGATAATCGGTTCTACTTCCGTAAACACAAGCGTTATCTTTAACCAAAACATCCAAGCAAATACAACTATTACTTTTACTGATAATACCGTACAAACTACAGCTTATAAGCCTCCGAATGTAAGAATAGCAAATGTCATTTCAAACACAGTATTGATTGACTTTTCGACTGACAACTTTGTTCATATTCATACCAATCAAGGAACTGTTACAGCTAACATACAAAATTTGACAGCTGGTAAAGTTGTTGAGCTATTCATCTTTAACAATGTCGGCGGTACTCAGCAGTTCAACCATGGCGTTTCCTCAACACAGGCTACAGGCGGTTCATCTTTTTATCTCAGCTCTCACAATACGATGTATGTTAAGTATTTCTGTTTAGATGGAACTTCAAACAATACGTTCGTAGCTGCTATAACATAAGTTAATTTTTCTGAACAATTATAATTTATAAATAAGAATGTTAGTGCAGTAAAAGGCCACGGCAGACCTGCAAGAAGTTCTTGGATAAGTCTTAGGAAAACTCCAATGGTTAAAAAATTTAGTACATTTGATCCTCAGCTAGTTGTTGTAGAGCAACTTGCAGGTTCTGTTGTGAATCTCACTAACTCGGCGAAATTATCGCTTTATAAAAAATCCCAAAAAACAAGCATACCCGTTGATATACTTGAAGAAGTATATCGTAGAGGTTATTCAATCTGGAACGATTCCTTCGAAGGAACTCCGGAACAATTTGCATTTGATCGCGTCAATTCATTTATTGCGGGCGGATTTGCGCTGCAATTAGACGAAGATTTATTGGAAAATTGGCAAGATTCAAAATATAAAAACCCAGAAGGCGGTTTAACAAAAGCTGGTGTAATGGCCTATCGTAGAGAACATCCGGGAAGTCATCTTAAAACAGCAGTAACAACGGAACCTTCAAAATTAAAGCCAGGATCAAAATCAGCAAATAGACGTAAAAGCTTTTGCGCCCGTATGAGCGGTATGAAGAAACGTTTGACTTCGGCTAAAACTGCTCATGATCCGGATTCACGTATCAATAAGTCATTACGTAAATGGCATTGTGAAGAAAACGACCTTGAAGAAAAGAAGATGATGGATAATCCTTGTTGGAAAGGTTATCAAGCTTACGGAACAAAGAAAAAGAACGGCAAAACCGTTCCTAATTGTGTTCCTGTTAAAGAAGATTCATTAAATGAATTATCGCCCGAATTAGTTGGTAAAGTTAATAAAGCTAGAATAGTTAACAATAAACCAAGTAAAACCGAAGTCGGTAGTGACACTTTATTAAAAGCGGTTCAAAAAGCCAAAGAAAAAACTAAGGTCGGTGCAGCTGAATCTTATACGGGTGCTGAAAAAACTTCCGATGATTTTACGAAACCAAACAGTAGATTTATTGGAACTGATAATTTAGATAAAGTATATAAAGAAGAAACTCCGGGTCAGTCAACAAAAACTATTAAACGTGTAGTAAAAGAAATCGCGATAAGAGACGCTGCTGGACACGTTAAACAATTAAAGAACGTTAAAATTAGAATGGCCGATGGGTCAATAAAAAGCTTACCTCCAGGTAAAAGCGGAAGCTCTGGTGGCGGAGGAAAGGAATAAAATGCAAAATAAAGAATTAGTTGATCAATTAAAAGTGTGTTTGGCAAGTACGTTCAGTTATTACTTGAAAGCTCATTACTTTCATTGGAACGTTGAAGGTTCAAACTTTCCTCAATATCACGAGTTCCTTAAAACAATTTATGAAGATTCTTTCGAGGCTGTTGACGATATTGCAGAAAGAATTCGTACATTAGAAGCATATGCTCCTGGTAGCCTTTATCGTTTTCAAGAATTAACTAAGATAGAAGATCAATTAAATATTCCTTCTCCAATAGATATGTTGAGAGAAATTGAAAGAGACAATAAAGCTATTATTGGTTTGTTAACAAAAGCGGCAGATACTTCAGAACAATTAAAGAAATACGGTATAACTAATTATCTCCAAGGCCGTATAGAAGCTTTGGAAAAACTTGGTTGGATGATTAGAGCAACTATAAAGGCAGCAAAATAATGGCATACGTTAGTTTAGGTCACGCTATTAGAAATATACTTCTTAGAGAAGAAAAAGAACAAAACGTTAATCCATCCAAGAAAAAAGGGCCTCCTGGTGGAGACTGGGAAGAAGCCAGTGAAGAAGATAGAAAAAGCAAGAGTAAAGAAATTGTCAAATCAGTAAAAACTCCTGGTCAAAAAGAAGTTAAAGAACAGTTGAGATTAAATCCAAATCAAAAAAGTAAAGTTCTAACGCCTTCTCATGAATTTTCCGGTAATCAATTTATTACACCACCAGTTCATATTAAACCTCCTGGAGATACAAGATCTCACGAGAACGATCACGCTCAACGTACAACTAATAAAACTGTGCAAATAAAGAACAAAATCGGTAGCAAAACCCATAATATTGCAGAAAAAGAAATTAAAGAAATTTCTGATTTAGGTGGTGTTACTTCTAGTCAGAGCAATCCGGAACCAGAAGATGGTGGTAAAAAGAAAATCAAAGAACAATGGGATGATGACGCTTATGATGTTATTGCCAATCATAAAAAATCTGAAGCGGGTTATTCAGTTCGTGGCACAGTAAGAGCCAAAAATCATGAAGATGCTATGAAACAATGGCATGGAATGTTACAAAGCAGACATATGAGACATAAAGATGATCCGGCAGGCGATGAGTTTTCTTATGCCGTAACTCATAATAATTCAGGCAAGAAACAAACATTTAATGAGGCTTTTGGCGACGCTGGTTTAACTTCATTGAAAGATGAAGATGGCGGAAAGAAAAAAGTAAAAAAAGAAAGCGCATTTGATACTGCTGGAGGAGATACTCCAATTGGTTCTATGGGCGGTAAAAGTAATCCAGGGCCGTCTGCTCGTATGAATACAGAAGATGGCGGTAAAAAGAAAATCAAAGAAGAAGCTGAAGGCACAAAAGATCGTAAGACAATTGAAAACGTTGCTAGACAAAATTCAGCAACAAGTCCTTTTGATAGAAAATCAAAACTGGCTAAAAACGCCGAGATCAAGACTAAAATTATTGATGAGGGTAAAAAACGCGCAAACACTATTAAAAAAATTGTTAAGGGTGATAAGGGTTCGTCTCCAAGCGAAGATAGCGGTAATGGGCCAACCAAAGTAATCGGTGATGTTGTTTGGAATCCGAATTTACAGAAACCAGATAAAGACACAGTTTCAAATTAAAATTTAAAAAATATTAAATAGTAAAAAGAATTTTAAAAAAGGATTTAATAGATGACTGATAAAACAAAATCAATTTCTGAAGCTCTTGCTGAAGTACAACGCAAAGTTAATGAACAGCGTATGAAGAACGCTGAGAGTAATTGGAATGCAGTTAAAAATGAAAGTTTTTGGGACGACGCTAGAAAATGGGTTGGAGATAAAATGGGGTTGAGAACAACCGCTGCTAATACAGCAACATCTCAAAATACTACTCCGGCCTCTTCTACTTCAACACCGCCCGTAACTTCTAGTACGCCAAAAATGAGTTACTCAGACTATAGTCAAACGGGTGTTGGCACAGTAGCGCCCACAAATAGACCGCCATTACCAGGAACATCTGGAGCAACAATGCCGGGTGGAAATGCTATGGGCACTGGGTTTGGTTTAACAGGGCCAACTTCAACTGCTGGGGCAGTAAAACCAGCACCCGCTGCAGCACCTAAACCAGAAAAATTCCAAGGATCTATTAAAGATTTCCAAGCACAGAATAAGGGTGCTACTGTTGGACAAGCAATGAATGCTATCCAAGGAAAAACTGCTATCGCAGGAGGTAAAAATGATCCTGCTCAGATTGCAGCACAAAATCAAAAGAAGATGGGTAATGCCCAAGGACCAGCAGCGCCCGTTTATGATCCGGGAAAATTAGCACAACCAGGTAAACCAGCACCCGCTGCAGCACCTAAACCAGCCGCTGCAGCTCCAACTCCTTCACCAAGACCTAATGGTGCTCCTTTACCAACTCCCGCCGCTCCTGCTCCACAAAAAAGCCAAATAGCTCAAAACGCAGACGCGGCTATCAACCGTATAGGAAACGCAAGCGAATTTGAAGATGGCGGTCCATCAAAATCAAAAGGAAAGAAATCAATGAAAGAAGAAATGTCTCCATTAGTAGCAGCATTCCTGAAGCTACAGGAATCAAAGCCAGCTAATATGTTTGAAGCTGCTAAGAAAATGAAAGCTGTTTGCCCAAAGTGTGGCAAATCACCTTGTGTTTGTGAATCAATGGAAGAAGAAAAAGAACTTTCTCCAAAACAAAAGAAAATTGCTGCTCTTGGTGGAGATAAAAAGAAGCTAGATGCTGCTGATTTCAAGGCTCTTCGTTCTGGTAAGAAGCCGATGGAAGAAGAAGTCGAAAAATTATTCAGCGAAGAAGAACTAGCGCATTTTGCTTCGGTTATTGAAGGGGATGCGCCTTCTGTTGCTCCTGCTAGAGGCGATATCGCCGGTAGATCAGCTGATCATGATAACAATTCTGACTATGGTATGGACGAAGAAGCAAAGAAGCGCGGTGTTAAGGCCGGAACAAAACGCGGACCTTACAAGCAAAAAGGTTTATCATCAGGCGAAAAGGACGAAGCTCAAGCAGAAACAAAGAATGTTCCCGCTCAAGTAAGAACAGCGCGTTCTCATTTCTCTGGCGGTAAAGAAGTTGTTACTCTTAAACATCCACAGACTGATAAACAATATCATGTTCCCGTCAAGCATGTTAACGATTTCAACAAAGACTACGCTGCAGCTGAAAGACCTCACGAAAAAAGCGCTGTTGAACGTAAATTTATGCAAACTCATATGAGCAACTAAGGATATAAAATGCCGCTTATAGCGAATAACATTATTATTAACGGGCAAGATTTCAGTCTTGCCCCTAACAATCAAAGTGTTGACGTCAATGGAGAAATAGACATTGGCGGAGAAAAATATGATCCTGTTGTAAATAACAATCCGGCTGTGGTTAGTTCTACTCGAGGAAATCCTTCAAATGAAGATCATCATATTTTAATAGTTGATGGTAAAGAAAAAATGGTCAGTAAACATTCTTCGTATCTTTTAGATATGTTGACCATAGATAAACAATAATTATAAATACAATTAAATAATTCTTTAAAGGAGAAAAAATAATGGCACAATGGGGTAGAAACGATCAAGGCGTAACTGCTAACAGCACTACTACGAAAGAAACTTCAAATGGCGCGCCAATCGGAACTTATGCGTTAGTTAGAGGCGGTCAAACAGGAACTGCTAACGTTTCTTTCGATTCTAACGCACATTTCGGTAATACATCATCGGGTTCAAGAGCATCTGTCGACGCCGCTATGTACGGTAACGTTACTATAGGAGCTTTTGTTGCAAACAAAGCCGTCGGCGTTTTCGCGGTAAATGCAGCTATGATGTCTACTGTTGGCGGTAACGTTGTGTTAGCTTACGTAACTTCTGGCGGTTCTGGTTATCAAGCTAACACAGCTAATTTTACTCCGGTAGTAACCAACGGTGGTTCTGGAGCTTCAATTAACGCTGTTGCTAACACAACAACCAGCGCTGGTAAAATTACAAATCTCAATATCGTAACAGCCGGATCTGGTTATATTACCGCTCCTTCGCTTTCTAATTTACCTGCGCCAGCAGCTATTAACATTACAGCGAATACAGTTGGTGTAGTTAATAGTACTCTGTTGTTCTCAACAGCAAATTCATACTGGCAAGTTGGCGATAAGTTAACTTACGGAGTTCCTACAGGTAACACTGCTATTCCTGGTTTAACAGGTAATTCAGTTTATTACGTTGCTTTGGCGAATACAACAGGTGTTCAGTTGGCTGCAACTCCTGGCGGTAGCGTAATCACTCTTACCCCTGCAACAACAACTCCGGGTCAAGTTCATACTATTCAAGGTACAACAGCAACTGGTTATGTAGACGTTAATACTGATAATCCAGCCGTTGCGCACACTGGATGGGTTCTAAGAACAGAAGGTACAGGCGGACGCGCTGGTCGTGTATTCTACGAAACTCTTGTTGCTATGGGTTCTATTGGAATGAATACTACTTCTTCTACAGGCGTTACGGGCGTAGCAAATACTGTAACTTCTAACACAGTCGATCAATACGTTTAATAGGTAAATAAATTATGTCTAACAATTCAGTAGCAGTATCACAGCTCCCAAACGCTTCAAACGTTGTTGCTACTGATAAAATACTTATATTATACAACGCCATTAGCAATTCTTCAGTTGCTAATGGTTCTCCTTCGGTTAGAACAATTCCTTTAAGTAATTTTTCAAATTGTTTTATTTTATCTAACATTGCACCGGCAAATTCTTCTTCTTACGGAATTGCCGGAAGTATTGCTTATGATAGTACAAATTTTTATGTTTGTATTTCTAGTAACAATTGGGTGAGAACTACATTAAGTTCTTTTTAAAAATGAATGATAAATTGACTGAAGAAAATTTTTTATTATATTGTGCTCAACATTATGATAACGCAAAATACACGTCCACCGAAGACTTTATGGAAGATCTTAACAGAATTAAATATATTAAAAAACTGATAACTCGTTATATAGAAAATGATGACCTCAAAGAAAGATTGATACTTAATCATATTATTATTTTAAATAATTGTTTTGGACCAGAGGCTTTATGTAAAATTTTATATCTGAAACTAAAACCTCAGATTAAATACATAAAGCCTTTTTTAATTCTTATTAATGTTTTACCTGATAAAATATATAACGTTGGTGAAGAATCTATAATTGATACTGATACTATACCAATGGATAATAAAATAATTGATAAGTTAAGGAAAGTTTAATGAATACCTCAGTAAAAGACGTTAAAAATTTTATTTCCTTTGCAGCCAAACATTTGGGTCTATCTTCGTTGCCTAGAATAAGCCTAGTTGGTAAAGAAGAAAATACAAAAAACGCTTTCGGCCATTTTCTCGGCGATAGAAAAGGCACATCAATAACAGTAAGAATTACAGGACGTCATCCAATAGACGTAATGAGAACTATTGCTCATGAATTAATTCATTATAAGCAGAGAATCAACGGAAATAGAGCTTCAGAACAAATGAAAGAAGATGAAGCCAATGCGCTAGCCGGAAGAATAATGAGAGATTACGACACTACTTATCCAAAAGCATTTAGAGATAACCCCATCAACGAAGATGGTATGGCAGCAGCCAACGCAATTGGAGCTTCTGCAGCGGATCCTAACGCCGGAAACATTCAAGGCTTTAGCCCTATGCTTTTAAAAAATAGAAAACATTCAATTCTGNCTAGATTAATGCCTAGATTAATGCCTAGACAACAAAAAAAGTCTAAAACTCTCCGTGACATTTTAGGTAAAGATTCAAAAAACGAAACATCACAGGATAGAAAATAATGGTTGAAAGATCCGCTGCAGAAAGAATAGAAGACGCTATCGAAAAATTAACTGAAATTTCAATAGACCTTAGTAAAATGTTAGCTGTTCACGAACAACGTTTAAATCAACAAGAAAAACAAATTGATAATTTAGGTGGCGCTCTACAAGATTTTAGAGGAACGTCCGAATTAAAATTAAAAGATGTTTATGACACTATTCGTTCAGAAGATAAAAATATTTTAGAAGAAATTACTAAAATAAGAGTCGAAGCGAACGAACAACATGAAAAGATGACAGATAGAATTAGTGAAATGGAAAAAACTATTTGGGTGTATATGGGCGGTTTCACTGCAATTTTCTTTCTACTTTCTTATGGTCAAAATATTCTAAAACTAATCATTAAATAATCCTTTGACTTTTATCAAAAACGCGGTATAATCACTTTGTGTTTGATGATAATGATAGGATTATATTATGGATTGGTTACAACAAAAATATATCGGAATCATTTCAACCAGACTGGACAAGTTTAAACGGAAAAGCGCAAGCCTTTATAATTTCCGTTGTCCAGTTTGTGGTGACTCCGATTCAAATAAGAATAAAGCTAGAGGCTACATATATGAAAAGAGCGGTAAAATGCTATTTCATTGTCATAACTGTGGTGCTACCGCTTCTGTTCCTAATTTCATTAAAATGATTGATCAAGCGGTTTATAATGAATATTTGCTTGAAAGAATTCAAGACAATAAATCGCCAGAACAAAAAGATCTAGAAGCTTTCGTTGAAAAAATGAAGCCTCCTCTTTTTATGAAGAGCGGACCATTAAAGGGACTGAAGAAAGTTAGTCAGTTATCCCCAGAACATAAAGTGAAGAAATTTGTAGATGCCAGACGTATCCCAACACCTTATCACGCAACTTTATTTTCCTGCCCTAACTTTAAGCATTATACTAATAACCTTGTACCTAATAAGTTTGATGTTGATTCTCTTGAACGCGATGAAACTCGCCTTCTTATACCCTTTATTGACTCTCGTAAAATTATGCACGCCTATCAAGGTAGAGCGTTGGTTAATTCGTCAGTCAAATATATTACAATCGTTCTTAATGATTCAATTCCTAAAGTTTATGGACTTGATAGAGTTGATTTTGGTAGGACTGTTTATGTGTTTGAAGGCCCAATTGATAGTATGTTTGTTCCTAACAGTATCGCTACTGCAGGCGGCGATTTGGTGTCTGCGATCAATACCTTTACGAAAGATCGTCTTGTCGTTGTTTACGACAACGAGCCAAGAAATAAAGAAACCGTAAA